GAAAACCTGATGGGGAATTGAAGTCCTGGAATAATAGACGCATTCGTGCCCCTCGTCCCCTGCGCCTCACTCAATTGACTTACGATGATGGGAGACGACGCATTGGATTTCCACCACTGTGCGCCTGCAATGGGCAGCATCGCCCCCGTAAAACTCGCTGGAGCGGTGGTTGCGGTCGGTCTCGCTTCTGTGTAGTAAAGCTGATTGAGTGGCCGAAATGTGACATGTACACGTACAAGATCTGACGACAAGGCATCAATCGGCAGTGCGTGGCTGTAGACACCGGGCCGGCTAAACCAAAAGGGAATCGGTACGTACACTGTCGTCGGCGTCGGCGTTAAGAAGGTCGTGCTCGTAAATCCGTTCGCCTGACGCTTAATCATCGCATTCTTCGCCTGCGCCGATTCCACCGTTTCGTACAGTTCGTCCAAGATTTCCAGCAGACGAGAATCCAGCGTTTCCACAATGGCGCCTCCAATTTCCAACTCAATCTGTTGAATGAGCGCATGCCCCAAACTGTTCGTCCATCCAAACAGCGGTCCTAAGAAGGCGCCTCGGTTCGTAAGACTTGTGCCGCCCGCCGCCTGTATAGCAGCGAGTTGCTGCGTGTAAATATCGGGCATATCTACGACAATCATTAAGCCGCTAACTAGTTCGCCTATCCGAGGAATCGTCAAACTCACGCGCTGTCCAAATTCCGGCGCACCATCAAACTCCACCTGATTCCACTGGGCAGCGTACCGTGTCGTTTTATGTAAGACTTTTACGAATTGCTTGATATCGGGACGCCCCTTGGGCGGTTGCAACCTGCTATCGGCGAGGCCGGTGCTCACCAAGGTGAGACTGTTTGCAGGAGTGGCTGCCATCTATTGAAGGGAGAAGGCTTTCGGCTTAGACCAATTGGTTTGAAAATCAATGGGTCTACTAAGTTTGGTGCGCAACTAGTGGCGCCTAGTTCTTAACTTTCGTGCTCGTGTTCGTTTTCTAGATTTGCGAACTGTGATAGAACTTAGATTTACATTGTTCGACCAGTGAGACGCAGGTTCTGGAAGCGCGGCAATTCTGGCAGCATTCAATGCTGCATCCCTCGCATTTGCTGTGTCAGTAACAGCCTGTCCATTTGCTCCCAACATGGGTGCAATATATGCTGCAGCAAGGTAGGGATCAAGAGGCTTCGTAAGACCCACAAGATGAGCCGTTTCAGGCCTGGTCGCAGCCATAACTGCGGCCGTACTGCGATCGCGATTTAATTGCTGTTTACGGGTGCTCGGGCCCACTGTAAACCAATTATCCCCCCTCAAACTTGGAAATTTGAATTCGACTTCGTGTGGTTTGATGGTTGAATGACCTATGAGTCCACCACGAATTCTTATTTTTCCAAAAATTGTGCTAACGCCAGTAATCGGAATTATAAAAAAAACATCGTCTTGTTCTCGTCCACTTGTAGTAGATTTCCCCATATATCTTATCTTATAATCATCCATCCTACAATCAAAGCGAATCTTCATAAAATCTTTAATGCGTTCGGAAACTGGTCCGTGTGCTTCTTTGTAAAAAATGTTGGAATTATCATGACCAGCATATTCTGCTTCTGCCAATCTTTTCACTTCTTCTAAGTGATTACGCATCACTGCAATGAAGTGTTGCCGCAATAATCTGCCTAAAAAGTGTTCTGCAGGGATGTCATCAAATGGCACTTCAAGGCTCATGTTTCTACTAGTGTGGAATAAATTCCTGCCCGCGTTCATACACCCGGACCCGTCATGACGAATTTCTTCCCATGGTCCTTTTTGAAACCAGCCATCATCTAAGCCGGTGCGCAACTAGTGACGTCTAGTTCGCCGTGTTCGTTTTCCAGATTTACGGGTCCTTTTTCGTTCAAACCCAAATTCCAACACATTGCGCGCACGTTGTCTCCTCTCATCTTCTGCATTTGCTGCGTCGGTGATAACCTTCCCATCCACTCCCAACATAGGAGCAATATGTGCTGCAGCGATGTAGGGATCTATATGAGGCATACCCGTGCGATGAACCGTATCAGGATTGGTAATAGCCAAGAGTTGAGCCGTTGTGAGGTTGCGATTCAGTGCTTGTCTGCGCTGGGGCAATTCCAGTTTGCGACGGCTCGGGCCCACTGTAAACCATTTACCTGACGCAAGATCTGGGAACTGGAATTCTACTTCGTTGGGGTTGATCGGGACACGATCAATTCCATTAAGAATTCTTATTTTTCCATAGTTTGCTCGCTCCTCTGGTTCTATCACAAAAATGTCATCATGTTCGTGCCCAGGTATATGTTCAGGTTTTCCCATGTATTCTATTCTGTAATTATAGAGTACCTTAAGTCTAAATATTCCCAAACGCTCTGGGTCTGTCTCTGATAGATCTAACGTTCTAAAAAATTCTTCCCGCATCTTTGCTATCAATCTTGGCACGCGCAACAATCTGCGCAAAAGATGATAGGGTGGAATATCATCCAATGACACCACACGACTCATAGTTCTACAAGTGGAGAATATAATCCCGTCAAGGTCCTCGCACTCGGATCCGTCGCCCCCTCCACCCATCTCGGCATCCACATTCTCGGAATAAGCGTCGCAGCCGCATCTCCATACAGGTTGTTAAACAACATCCGATACCGATACGCCTCCTGCGTTCGTGGAGGATTGTGAAGGTGCGCTGCTGTCCCTACATCTACCCCTGCGTCCTCTGGAAGCTCGTACCATTTTGTCTCCGCCGAGCTCACTCCGTCGCTAAACGCCTCCTTCTTTCTGTACAGCACCTGGTACGGAAGCCAGTCGCCCTCTTCAAAGGCCTGCCGCAGAATGTACTTTTCTATCGCGACCCCGCGGCCATCCAGCGACCCCTTGGAGGGCCGACGAAACTTGGTGTCCATGGCCTTCCAAGTCGCCACTACGGTCTTATCCAAAAAGGGCGTCCGTGCCTCCAAGCCATTTGCCGCTATCCCCCTGTCACTGCGCAACACGTCATACAGATGAATCTCCTCCAACAGTCGCTCCGTCTCGGCTTCAAACTCCTCGTCTGTCGGCGCCTTGTAAAAATACAGATAGCCACCGCCTACTTCATCGGAACCGTCGCCGTTAAATACCACCTTGATATCCGTCGTATCCCGAATGTACTTGCCCACGAGGTAATTTCCAACCGTCGCCCGCACGCTCGTAATATCATAAGTTTCGGCAACACGAATCACTTCAGGAATCGCCGCCAAGAACTCCTCCCGTGTCTTGACGATTTCGTGATGCACGGACCCGATATGCTCCGCCACCATCTTTGCATAGACCAAATCCGTAGAACCCGGCATGCCAATACTAAAGGTGTGCAGGCGCTGGCCCTTGGTCCTGAGATGCCTGGCGGCGATGCTGGCAATCAAACTGGAATCCAGGCCGCCGCTCAACAGCGCGCCCACTGGTCGCTCGCAGTCTAACCGCTTGTGCACAGCGGCGATGAGCGCTGTCCTGAGTGCGACCTTGGCATCCGCTCGCCCATTACGGGCTGTATTGGAATACGCCGCCAATTTGACATGCGGAACGGTGTGATATCTCTGGCTGTCCAAACACTCTCCTGATTCCGCGCTGTACCGTTTAAACGTTCCAGGAGGGAAGGGGGCCACCGACTGCAGCACCAGGCCCTTGAATCCCTTGAGTTCCGAGGCGAATACACGGGCTCCGTCTTCTGTCACGGCTTCAAACAGGGGTCTTATACCGTAAGGATCCCGTGCGACCAGGACTATGTTCGCAGCCTTGTCGTAATGTACAAAGGCGAAGACGCCGTCCAAGGTCCGGCACACTTGCGACGGCGACAAGCGCTTCAGCAGTTGTAAGATGACGAAACAGTCGCTGGTGCCTTCCGGCGTTGGAATCGCATGTCGTTCCGCCAACTCCTTGTGATTGTAGATTTCGCCATTGCAGACCAGGGAGGTTGTGCCGTCTACAAAGGGCTGATGCCCCAGTGGCGTCAATCCGTTGATGGCGAGCCGGGTAAATCCCAGGATCACGGCGTCATCCGGTTGAATAGCCGTAAATTCCGGCCCCCTTGCTTCCAACTGTGCTACACATGTGCTGCACGTCTCCGCTGCGGGTTTTGCGCCCTTTCCGACCATGAAACACCAAATGCCGCACATGCCGTTCTCCTGGTACGGTGTGTTTCTGTTGTGAAAATATACCGAACAAGTAGAGCATGTCCTTCACAAATCC